TCGAAGGTTCGATCAAAGCGTGGGCCAAGGCCGGCTGCCAGCAGAAGAACGTCTTCAGCCACCCCGGCCAGATGCGCCCGGACGTCCGCGACCAGATGCGGACGGCCTTCACGCTCCAGCACCTGACACCGGGCGCGGCCTCGCTGCCCGTCTTCGTGGGCGAGGGGATCAAGATCGAACAGATGTCGCCCACCTGGGCGTCGGACGTTGCCGCCATGCGCGGGTCGGCCTCGAAGCTGGTGGCCAACGCCTTCGGCGTCCCGGCCGCCTACCTCGACATGAGCGACGCCCGGACCCAGCCCGAGGTCGCCCAGGCCTACGTGAGCGGGTGCCTCGAAGTCTGGGGCCGGAACTTCGAGAGCGAGATCACTTCCAAGCTCTGCCGGCCCGGCGTCCGCGCCACGTTCGACTGGACGCCCGTCACCCAGGGCGACTTCCGCACCGCCGGCCGCGCCTACGCGCAGCTCACCCAGGTCGGCGTCCTTGCCCCCAACGACGTTCGCCGCCGGCTCGGCTTCGAGCCGTGGCCCGGCCTGGACGAGCCGCGCCCCGTCATCTCGGGCGTGACCGCGCAGGCAGAAGCCCAGCCGGAGGAGGAGCCCGATGCGTGAGATCCGCGCCAACCTGGTCCCCAGCGAAGACGGCAAGATCCGCGGCCTCGCCGCGGTCTGGGATTCGTGGTCGCACCTCATCACCGAGCGTGGCCGCACGTTCCGCGAGCGGATCAAGCGCGGCGCCCTGAAGCCCGACCCCGAGGGTGTGTCGCTCTGGTGGATGCACGACCACAAGGCGCCCCTCGCGAATGAACGCTCGGGCACCCTGAAGATCACCGAGACCGACGAAGGCCTCGCGTTCGAGGCCGACATCGGCACCACGCAGCGGGCCGAGGAGATCCGCGACCTCGTCCGTCGCGGCGTCGTGTCCCAGATGTCCATCGGCTTCATCGCCGACAGCGACACGTGGGACGGCACGACCTCACGAACCATCACCGGCGCACGGCTCCACGAGGTCTCCCTGGTGGAGACGGGCCGAGCGGCTTACCCCACCACTTACGCAAACGCACGAAAGCAGAAGGAACGCACCATGTCGCTTCGCGAGAACCGCTCGAAGGTCGAGCAGCTGAAGGCCGAGTACCCCAACGCCACCGACGAACGCCAGCTCCAGATCCTGGAGGAAGTCGGCGACCTGGAGGAGATGATCGCCGCCGAGCGGTCGTCGTTCGACCAGAAGCTCAAGGCCGCCCCGGCCGCCGTCGCCGCGCCGTTCGTCCACACCAACCGCATCGCCTCCAAGCCGAAGGACGAGCTCCGCGAGTGGTTCCGCGGCGGCTTCCGCTCCGAACGCGCCACCTCGCTGGCCATGACCACGGCCGGCAGCGCGAACACCGCCATGGGCGCCGACGCGACCATGCCGATGCTGTCGAACGAGTTCGTGAAGGCGCTGGACCAGGAGTCCGTCATGCGGACCCTGGCGACCGTGGAGACCCGCGGCGCCGACACGGACGTCGCGATCATCTCCGGCCGGCTTACGGCCTCGCTGATCGCCGAAGGCGCGGCGTACTCGAAGCAGGACATGGACACGACGAAGGTGTCCTTCACCTCCTACAAGTCGGGCGTCTACACCGACATCACCGAGGAGGCCCTGCAGGACACCGTCTGGGACCTCGCGGGGAACGTCGTGCAGGAGCACGGCCGCGCCCACTCGCGCCTCTGGGAGGGCTACTACGCCACGGGCACGGGCTCCAGCCAGCCGCAGGGCGCCTTCGTGGCGACCTGGGGCACGACGCACGACACGGCGGCGGTCGGCCTCCCGACCGTGGACGACCTCGTCAAGGCGGCCTACAAGCTGAACCCGGCCTACCAGCCGTCGGCCGTCTGGCTGATGAACCAGGCGACCTGGGCGAACGTTGTGGCCACCGCGACCAGCGGCAAGTACCTCCTCAACGGCGAGAACGGCAACATCCTCCGCGACGGCGCGGTCGCCCTGTTCCTCGGAAAGCCGGTCTACATCTCGGAGTTCGCGCCGACGGCCGCGACGGCTAGCACCATCTCGGTGCTGTTCGGCGACTTCAAGCGCGGCTACCGGATCGTGGACCGTTCGACGGTGTCCTTCACCGTGGACGACATGAGCCAGCGGTCGTCGGGCCTCATCCGCTACAGCTCGCGGATGCGGTCGGACGCACGTGCGGTCGACCTGTCGGCCGTCGTCCGTGTCCGCGTCAAGCCGTCCTGATTCAGTCTCCCCCAGAAGCTCCTGGGGCGGGGTCCACGCACCCCGCCCCGGGAGTAATTGAGGATCGGCCATGCCAAAGCCCACGACCGCACAGGCGAAGGACTGGCTCAACGTCCCGCACACGCTGGACGACGCCAAGATCGCGCAGATGGTCGATGCGGCCTTCGCGGAGTGGCAGGATTCGACGGGGCGCAGCGAGGCCGAGATGACCCACGCGGAGTTCGTGGCGATCCTCGAACGTGTCGGCAACCTCTACGGCTTCCGCGGCGACGACTCGGTCGGGCCTTCGACCTGGTTCGTGGACGCGATCCGCAGGATGCACAACCCCAATTCGGTGGGCTGAACCATGGCCGGCGCCGGCTACCGACGCGAGCGGATGAAGTACCAGACGATGACCCCGACCGTCGACGCGGCTGGGCAACAGTCCATCGCGTGGGCAGACGTTGTGACGCTGGCCGCGGTCGTGACCCCGAGCCAGCGCGAGGTCATCGACGACGGCGGCGTGGCCGTCCGCACCGACGTCATCCTGGAGTCGTCCTGGCACCCGTCCGTCGCGGCGAAGGGCCGCCTGGTGGGAGTGCCCAGCGGGCGCATCTTCTACATCTCGTCGGTCACCGAGCCAGACGGCGGCCGCAACCGCCGGCTACGGATCGTCGCGTCCGAGGTGGCCACGTGATCCGGGCCGTCTTCGAGAACGCCGAGGTGAAGGCGCGGCTTCTGGCCATGAGCCAGGTGGCCCGGGAGCGGGTCTACCGCCGCGTGATGCGGCGCAACGCGAAGCCCGTGGTGAACCAGCTGACGCAGGCCTGGAAGGGCGCCCGCCGCCGCCAAGGCGAGATCACGGGCGACATTGCCTGGGCGCAGGAATCCCGGCTCAAGTTCAAGCGGCGCGGCAAGGCCGCCGGCATGGCCACGCTTGAGATCGGCACGAACTACAAGCACGGCGGCGGCGCCAAGCTCTGGCACATCATCGAACGTGGCTTCCGCCACTACGGCAAGAGCAAGACCTACCGCACGATGGGCACCGAGGCCAACCGGATCAAGTCCGAGCGGAAGGCCTTCGTCTCCGAGGTCGCCACGGCCAACCGCGTCCAGGGCATGGGCAAGTCGTCCGTCGGCATCGCCTTCCGCGCATGGCGCGAGAAGCATGCCGACAAGGACGCGAAGCTGGTGGCCGCCGAGAAGGGCAGGGGCGAACGCCGTGCCGACGCCCGCCGCCGAGGCGGCAGCGCCGTCGCCGGCCGCTGGATCTCGCGTCCCATCGCCCAGAAGTGGGCGCCGCTGCTTGCCAAGAAGGTCCGCGAGGACCTGATCGCCGAGGTCCTGAAGGCTGCACGCAAGCGGCCCGCAGGCGTCCGCAAGCGGACCAAGCCGGTGGGATCGGCGTCGGCTGCGTCCGCGGCGCCCGTCGGCGCATCGTCGGGCGGTGCTCGCCCGGGCCGTGACGCGCAGGGCCGATTCCTGCGGAGGTCGGCATGAGCCTCATCACGGCCATCTACGACCGCCTGAAGGCCATCGCGAACACGACGGTCAGCCCCGAGCTGCGCCGGCTGGGCGACCCGACTCCGGCCGTGAACTACTCGGTGTCCTGGGATTGGACCCTCGCCATGGACGGCAGCCGCACCCAGTACCGGGTCGCGACCGTCCGCGCCCAATGCTTCGCCGACACCCTCCTGGTCGCCGAGGCGCGGGCCATGTCCGTGGTCGGCCGGCTCGAAGGGGAGTGGACCCAAGGGAACTACGACGCCGTCTGCCGCTCCATCGGGTGCGAGCAGGGCATGGCCATGCCCGACGACGGCCAGGGCGACGCCGAACGATTCGTCACCGTCACCGCAGAACTACAGATCAAGGAGCCTGCCTAATGCCATCACGCGCAATCACTGGTTGGGGCGGAACGCTCAAGCTCAAGCTTGGATCAACCACCGAGAAGACCATCCCGGTCCGCAACGTGAACATCGAACGCCAGGCTTCCGAGTTCGACATGACCGCCCTGTCGGACACCCGGATGTTCGCCGGCCCCGGCCGTGTGAAGCGGACCGGGTCCTTCGAGGCCTACATCTCCACCGAGACCGTGGACATCACCACGGCCATCGAAACGATCAACATGGCGAGCACGGCGCTGATGGTGCTGACGTTTACCGACAGCGCCAACACCGTCACCACGATGAACATCATCATCACGGGCGCAAACCAGACGCACTCGGCCGAGGACGCGGCGATCTACTCCGTGACCTTCTCCGAGACCGTGGCGGCGGTCACGCCTTGAGCACGACGGGTCCATCCTGGCGGGCCGTGGATCTCGGCGGCGTCGGAGCCGTCGAGGTCCGCGGTCCCACCCTTCGGGACGCGGTCGGCGTCGACACTTCAGACCTCGCGTGGTGGCATCGGTGCGTCCGCA